GATACGCAATCTTATCCTCCTCGGAGGCGGTCTCCCAGGGGTCTGGCTTTGGCGGTGGAGGTGTTGGCTCCTCAGCTCGGAACTTACCCACAGTAATGCGGTGTTCCATGCAGAAGTTGGCTATGTCAAGGATCTCAGGATTGATCCGGTATGGCACCTTCTGGAGACGGTTCAACATGGCCAGGGCCGTGCTTTCCCGTACAACAGAGCACCTTCTGGGCACAGCAGACCGAACAAGCTTGTTCAGACGCCGTAGCTCGTTGGTCAGGTACCCCCCATCGTTGCCCTCATTCCAGTCGTTAGGCTCACACAGCATGGGCCACAGACATGCAGCAAAGCCCTCAGCCTGCTCTAGAAGCGCCTCCTTGGCCTTCAAGAAGTCGGGTGAGTAGGTGAGTACCGTAAGCTCCTGTTTACCGCCCTTAGAAACGGTCCTGGAGGTTACCCAGCCGGTGGATCGAGCCAGGCAATCAACCAACCACCCACCAACAAGGTGCCTGACCGCCGTTGACCACCTGTCGGGGTCGTAGCTGGCCTTCCTCATCGCCGCTCGGAAGCGTTGAACCTTGTAGAGGTAGCCCTTGTGGGCATGGATGGTGAGCTTTGCCTTTGAAAATAGATCCGGGTGGCTGGCCTCAAACTGATCCAGCATGATCTGATCGTGAACCAACCTACCAATGTGTGTGGTCACATAGGCATACGTTGGCTTCTCGATCCTCCTAACACCAAGAACATCCAACACACCCTTTGCCGTGATGAGGGCAAGAATGGCTGGATCACAGTTCTTGATGGGAATCACAGCAGCAGCTTTCTCTGTTGCCCACCCTTGGCTGATTCGATGGAGCTTAGAACTGATCTCGTTGGTAATCTTTTCAAGACCAGACTTGATAAACGCATTTCCATAGACAGTAGAGCTGGCGTAAGACCTGTCCTCTGCTGCCCTGGTGCGTTCCCTGAGCCTGTTGATGGCCTCTGTGCGAGCACTTAGCTCTCGCTGATACTGTCTGGCGAGTTGCTCTCTGGTTGCCATTAGTCCTCAGACTGTGTGTTCTTGGTGTGGATAGTCTCTCGTGCCCTACGCACAACAATGATGTTACTGATGATGGAGATCAGGTTTTGAGTCATTTCGATCTCATCCTCTGACCCATCAAGACCCAGCTGGGCACTCAGTAAACGATCTGCTTCACCTTCTTCGATGTCAGGATCCAAGATGTCAGAGTGAGCGTTTACCCTACCAACCAAATCCGTACACCGATCAACGGCCATGTGCTGAAGGGTATAAAGTAGATCGTCGTAGTCATCACTGTTTGGGATTGGGAAGGGCATGTCTCTGTGCTTTGTTAAAGGTTTGAATAGCCAGCATCTGTGCTAACTGTTTCTTTCCCAGGTAAGAGTATTGGGAAAGCTTGTTTCTCTTGGCCAGCTTACGCAACTGCCTCCAGGTAAGGATGTCCTCAAGGTGGTTGGCCAGTTGATCAATGGTGAATGTCATCAGGTCAAAGCCTCCAGGTTGGCGGCGATGGCGAGGAGTTTTAGACGGATCTCAACCATCTTTGTCAGTGGTAATGCTTGATTCCTGTCGCGCCACTCTTCTTCAAGGGCTGGCGGCACAACCTGATCCGCAGCAGCTCGCAGGGCGGCAGCAATAGCAGGCAGGTAGTGCCAGTCCTCCGGCTTACCACTGGCAGCACGGTTGAACTCCCAAAACACCTGCTGCGCGGCAGGAGATAGGTCAGTCATTCCTTCCATTGTGGTGTAAGTAGAACATTGATTGAGTGATACTGAAACTCAGGAAATAATTCCAAAGCAGTTAGTATCGCCTCTGCCTTTGTATAGGCGTAGACACACACCTCCTTGCCACAGCAAAAGACTGTAAAACATTGTGGTATGTGTTGATTAGTCATCGGTCCTTACCTTTCTTCGAACTTAATCGAAGACAATACTCAAGGTGCGCCTTTTGAATCAGCTGCTTAACCTCGTGAACCTCCTGCCTATCAGTAAAAGCAGCAGCTCGAAAGACCTCAACAACAAAGACCCTCTCGCCATAGTTAAGGCTATCAGATCCGTACTGTTCGATCTTCCTGATGATGTCGGATGGGCTGATCACTTGCATTTCAGAGGATGGTGAAGGGTAAACGATACGGGCGGTAATCCTTAGGCAGACGCTTTTCTTTCTGCTTCGAGGATTTGGATGATACCGTAGAAGAATCCTGCTTTGAAGGCATAGGAGTGTTGCTCACTGTGGAACATTTCGTGGGCTTCATCAATAAGATCCTCAAGCGTGGGTTTGTGTGATTGTGGCCATTTGATGCTGGCCTCTGTTGCATCTTTCCAGACAGTCACAATCAATCTCCTTTTAAAGTCTTTGGATAGAACCAGTAATGATCATCGGGACACTCTTTGTTCATCTCCTTAACGTGTTCTTGTGCTGCCTTTGGGTTATCGTAGACATCACAAAACCCACATAAAAGAGACTCAACAATCCAAACCTCGGGAAGCTTAGTTAAGGTGATCATTTCTTTTCTCCTTTACCAAACAGCTCAGGTTCTGCACGCTCTGCATCTTCGTTAAAATCTCGATTCCGTAGATCACAGGCCAACGAACCTAAAGCATTAACAGCATCCTCAACCTCAGCAATAAAACAATCAACACAGCCGTCATCATCATTGACGAACTCTTCAAACCTCTGAACAATAACCCATGAAATTAACAACAACTGGCTTTTGTTCTTAGCCATCCATTGCGCCTTTTGTCGGTTGATCGCATTTACACGGATCTCCCACGGTTCTAGTTCGATGCTGATGGTCATGGTTTTAAACGGTGGTGGTGGTGGTGGTGGAGCGGGGCTCAGGTTGTCCCCATGTGGACATTATAGCGGCCCAGCCCAGCTGTGCAAGGGTTCACAAGCCGCAAACAATCAAAAAAAAGAGGGGCTGTTAGACCCCCCAGAAAATAACATCTTCTCGTGAAACGTGATTCTTAACATCGAGAACCTGTTCCCCAGGATAACACCGAGCCTCAGCCATTGCCCACGCTTTATCATAAGACGAAGCGTTAATGATCATCTGCTCTTGAATAAACCAGCCACCTTTAACTTGTTTGTGGCCAAAGAATGCGAGGTAAGTATTCATGATCAGTAACCGAGAAGGCGACGGTAGGTAACCCAGGTAACAGCCTGAACCTGAGCAGGGGTTAGGTGCTCACCACAAACAGAGTGTGAATCCTTGGCTACGTTTACATAGGCGCGTGTGATCGTGTCATAGAGGGTCTTTGAGATGGAGGGCGTCTTTGTAGTCGGTATCCGCTCACCTAGCCAAATAGCATAGGCATGACCATCAACACAAACAGTATCCTTAAATCCTGAGATGCACCGATAGAATGCAACAACCTTACGACCTGATAAGATAGACTGAATCTTCTCGCCTAAGTTTTCATCATTAGGATCTAGGTTAAGTATTTCTATGGCCTTGTCTTTGTTCTTATTAAAGGTGCAAACCTTAACCAACTTAGGGTCAGACCCCAGCCAATGGGCCTTGATCAGTGCCTCTGCATCTTGACAATTCCTCTCCCATTTGTTGTTAGGAGATAGCGCAGCAATGACACCGATAGCCTGCCCCAACGTTAGATCATAGACATGCATCAGGCGCACTGCTAGATCATAGGCGCGTTGGTACCATTCTTTGCCCTCATGCATGTCAGTCTCGCTGGCTAGCAGTAGCATAGCCTTGATGTACCGGGTCACAGCCACGGGTTTCTTGTGTTGTTGTGCCATCGAATTAGGTGCGGATGGTGGAACAGAGGTGGATTGTTTGTGATCAGATAAACTGACCCTGTTTGTTAAGCTTAAGGCTAGTTACCTTACGTTGGTTGCCATACCTAACAACAACAGCATTGAAGCCTTCTTTAATCAACTGTTCTTTGTTGATTGCACAGTAGTTTAGATTGAAACTACTCATTAAAAAGTCTTTGTTGTTGTTAAGGTCTGAGGCTATGTCAGCCTTCTTTTTATAGTCTCGCCCGTAGGCTGGCAGTAGTGTTGGAATCATGGTAGGTAATAGATCAAACGTTAGCTAATCCTTGGCAGTAAGACTCAACAGCAAACCAAACGGCAGCCTCTCTCAGCTGTTGGCATGTTTGAGCATCAGGAACTAGGTTTGAGTAGGTGATGCCTACCTCTTCCATTAGATCTTCGATTGCATCTTCATGTTCCTCGAAGAAGTCATAAAGTTCTGATGAATAGATGAAACCAGACACGCCACCAGAGCAGCCATACCTAGCAACATCCATAATCTCACACGGATCAGTAAACCGCTCAGACAATGCTTTTGTTAAAGACATTAGATCAGTGCCTCAAGGATAATACAGCCGACACCCATTGCGATGCAAAGAATGCTGACACCAGGAACACTAGCAGTAGCCGCCGCAATCAGGGCAATGGCTGACACAAAGAGTAACATTTGCCTAACCACAAACAGGAAGGTAAGCCTTAGGGTAGCCGCGCTGAGCCAACACAAAGTAACGCGGTGGAATCCGCTTGCCATGCTGTGAGCGTTGAACATACAACCAGCCCTCAGACTCAAGGCGGGCCAGCACAGACTTAGTTCCCCAGCTGTGGTGACTCTTGAGCGTAGCAGCGTTGATCTCAAACAGGCGAGAGCCCGGATGCTTGCGGATGAAGCTAAGCAGAGCCTGGTCAGCCAGCTTGAGCGACACCCGCGACATGAACCGAATCATGGCGGTGTGGTGTGGTGGTGTGGACTGATGGAACAATAGACCCTAGGGCCTGGGTTTGTCAACAGCCCGGACGCAATGCCGGATTGTCTGGCGGATGCTGGGGTGGCCTGCCTTCGCGGCGGCTCCTCTCGATCCGATGTACACATCATGGCCCGGAACCCCCCGGAGTGTCAACCCCTTTATGATAAGTGTTGCTTATGTCAATGATAAGCTTGACTTATGGGGGCCACAGATTTTTTGAGAAAATAGAAACGCGCCTATGCGCCCGCGAAGATAACACACGCACAGGTACACGCCCGCGTTACATGTAACCCCCGCGAAGGGCTCCTAGTGGCTTTGACTACTGGGCCTGGCAGGTAACGCGCACGCCCGCCCGCGTTGATCTGGACCCCACCCCACCCCGATGGGGGGTTGCCCGCGCCTCAGCCCGCGTATAAGGGGTTTGCAAATTTCTGCCAAAATTTACTAGGCGTGTCTAGAAGCGTCAGGAAGGGCCCTCCGAGGAGCCTTAGGTGTCCTCACACCTGAGGGGAGTCGGAGGGGTCTTCTAGGGCCTTCCAGGGCGCAGTAAGCCGCATTTCATCAAAGAAGCCGTCACCAGTATCCGAATAAACAGGATCCGGTACACCAGAAGGCGGCAAAGACTGCTCCACTTCTTTGATGGCATCATCAACAGTTTGGGTAACCTTGGCATCAATCCACCGTTCCTCAACAGCAACAAGAAGACCAAGCAATAGGTGACGCAGCCAAACCGGCCACCCACTACTCAAGTTATAGATCTCCTTAAATTTGGTCGTCTTTAGTGATCCGAGCATCAGCCTTTGGATACGGAGGGACAGGCCTACGGTAAATAGCAGACACAGCCATCGAGTAATAAGGCGAATCCATTTTACCGTGTTGTTCAAGCGTGGTCTTCATGTCGAGCCACTTCATGTATTCCTCGTAGGTCATTTGATTCAGGTCCACAGAAGAGCCCTCGAAATCATGGGTAGTTGTTCAGAAAAGATCTGTCGTGCTTGTTCAGCGATCTGTCTATGTTCAAGCTGAGTGCCGTTGCCAATCCTCAACTCAATGTAATGAATCCAACTACGCACGGTCCCATTCATGTAAAGACGGGTCGGAGCAGCCATTGGAAGAACCTCTCTAGCGCATTCTTTGGCAATGCCTTTGCTGACCATTTCGGAATAGAGGTCTTCTGCTTCAGCAAACAATTGAGCAGTTCGTCGATACAGAAGCTGAGTATCTTCAGGACTAAGATCATCTATGGAGTTTTGTCGGTTCTTTGTGTCTTGACGACGAAGGTGAGGAAGATCAATACCCCCCAAGTCAGACACCCTTGCATAGCGTTGGGAAAACTCCTGAAAAGAGAAGCTACGGTGCCTGAGTATCTGTGGAGATATAGCTCGGGTCGTATTGATCTCTAAGACAATGTTGGCCATCTCAAACACGGACCAATGCTGATTGCGAATACAATAACCAAGAAGCTTATCCACGGTCTCGTGATTCTCCTGGTTACTTGGGTTAGATACCCTAGCACAATAAGCAATGGTTTCTTCTGCGTTTGGTGTGATGCTGATGAGCTTTACTGAGGACATAGCGGTGGTGGGTTGGGTGGTTAAGAGGTAATACAAGAAGGATATATACTTAATAGGACTAATAAGAAAACACAATGGGTACTAGTAATAGTATTGTGGTCGGGTTAGTTGTTAACCAAGCCTTGTCTTCTTCTTCGCTCACGCTCCGAAGAATCCTTCGGTGGTTATTTTGGGGTTAACCTACCGCTTCGACCTTCGGTCTCCGCTAACCACAGAAGAACTATAGCTATTGGGTCAGCTCCGCGTCAGCCACCTTCGGTGTCTAACTTGGTCTTCATTTTCGGTCGTTTCACTCCCTTCAAATTCAGAGCCCCGGCCCCCATAACAATGTGTCTTTTTCAATTCCTTGTCGGCCCCAAAACAAGAAAGGGAAGGGTAGTCATGTCCTTCAGTCGGTCAGTTGTCTTTGTGTTTGTCTATTTCCCCCCTTCCTTCCTGCCCTTAACTGGTCGTCTCTCGGAAAAGCCAAGTGCGTTGACAATTGTTAAAGGGTTTACTTGGTGCAAATTGAAGGGGAAATAGAGTGGAGTATGGGCGAAGGGGAAGACGAGAAAGACAGTGTTCGGTCAATCCCCTTCTATTACCGCTGTTCCACACCAGAAGGCACCACTCTTCTGGTTCAACAGAGCACCTTTTCTTTGGGTCGTGTTAAATCCAGGTATAGACACCGGTTTCGCCGGTTCCAACCCCTTCGAAGTCCCGACCCATTACCAGGCGATCTGTGGCCTCCTGTGGGTGGTCGATGAAGGCAGTCATCATCCGGTTCCACTCCATGCGTTTCTGTTCAATCTGTGCCTCTTTTGCTGAGATGGCCAGGATGTCCTGGAAGTACTTTATCCCAAGGGCAAGGGCGTCAACCCTGTCATCATGTTTAACAGCCCCCTTCTCACGGCACATCCGCGTCAACTGATACATCAACATCCGTGGAAGCCTTTCCTCGGGGGCCATGTCACCGTTTGAGCGGTAGTCCCACTCGATCAGTCGCTGGTCAATGACAAGGCGATGCTGGTTAAGGATTGGTTCAAGCGTGTCAATAATCCGATCCTCCTTCCTTGTCGTGGCTCTAACCTCTTCAAAGGCAAGACCAATCTTCATTTCAATGGCGTGCTTCTTCATCAGCTCCATGACCGCACCATCACCGAAGTTAGACTCGATTAAGCAGAGAGTAGCTTTGTACTTCTTTGCCCTTCGAAGGATTTCACACAAGGTACTGTCGGAGTATCCATCCTGATTAGCAAAGATGTCCCTAACAAAGAGGTACCCATTGATCTGTGATAGGACTACGGCAACCGTTTCGTCCTTTCCGCGACCGGACGGATCGACGGCCACAATAGTCTGCCCGTAGGGGACAAATTCCGAAACAGTCTTAGGCCTGTGCCATCTATCCCCAGGGAGAGCAACAGCAGGAAGGTCAAGCAGAGTCTCTTTATCAGCGCCCCACACCAGATCGCTTGGACCCTTTTCCAAGTCCAAGGGCAGCACCGAAAAATCAGATAACTTAAGTGGGAATTTGAGGGCATCACTCAGGCTGGTATCAAGCATGAACTGGAGCATGAAGTTGCTCCGTGACATACTCTGTTCCCGTTCAAGAAGGTTTATCTCAGAAAACCGACTATCTGTGGGAGACCACCTCAGCGCATCCAACCCGTCCCGTTCCAAATCGCGCACTAGTTGCGGGGCTAGGACTTCCTCGTATCCGGTAAGGTCTTTTGGATACCGTGCGGGCCAGACAAAGGGTCGGTAGTTTCTTTCTCGAAGCGTACGATAAATCGTGAAAGTAGTTTGCGGCGTCCCGAGAAACACAATACGAGAATCGGCTTTCGGCGTAAGGACGGATTCGCCCTCAGTAACCAACTGCAATAGCTTTTCACGCATGAAGTCGGTAGCAGAGTTAGCGGGAACCTCAACGTCATCGAATACGATAAGATCGGCTCGGCTTCCCGTAATCTGACCGGTGATGCCGACACTTT